GATCCGTTCGTGTTCCATTGCTGCTTGCTCCCTTATTTCTTCTTCGCTGCTGGCTTAGGTGGTGCCTTGCCTTCCGGCGGCTTGCCCTTCACCAGTTCCTTTTTCTTCAGTTCGGCATCGGCGACCTCGTTCGGCTTACCGGCATCAACCGGTGCCGGAACCGAGGCAACCCCGCCCTTCTTGTCGTTCTTGATCTGCTGCGTCATGTTCGCAGCCATCTCCGGATCCTTGCGGACATCCTTCATCATGCCGTCAATGTAGGCACGGGTGGCCTTCATCGCAGCCTTGGGTCCGGGGAAGAACTCCCACCGGCGACCGTTGATGTACACACGGACAGGCTTGCCGAAGCCTGTTCCGAGTTGCTTGATCAGGATGTCCTGATTCTTGTACTTCTCGTTGCTATGGTAGAACTCCTTCTCAAAGTTCGGGTCAAGGGACATGTCATCCTTTGCCGAACCAGCCGCCGTCGGAACGATCTTGATATCCTTGGGCTTGACTGGCTTGAGAGGTGCCGGTTGCGGTGTAGGGGGCTGTGCTCCCTGTGCCGTGGCGTTCGGGTCGGTAGCGGGTGGGGCAGTAGGAGCACCGGGGAGGTTCTCACCGATGGGTTGCTTGATGGGTTCGGTCACACCCAGCGAGCCACCCGACAGAGCCTTCTTCAACTCCTCCAACTTGGCATGGATCCGTGTCGCGAGTTCCTTCTGAATGAGGCTCTTGAACTTCGGAGTCTCTTTCTTGATGAGGGTCTCAATGACGGACTTGAGCAACTTGTCGGTTTCAGATGGCTTCTGCTGTTCCATGTGCTTCCCTTATACGAGACCGAACTGGGTGTTATCCGGCTCAATCTTACCGGCGTTGCGTTCACGCTCAATCTGACGCTCCATGTCCTTGATTTCGGACTCGCTGAAGCCGAGCACATTCTTCTGGACCCATAGGTGAGAATAATACTTACCTATGTAGGGTTTGATGTTCCCCAACTCCTCAATCTGCGTCTTTCGGAGTTCCGAGTTCTTGAGTTCGGTGAACAGGTTGTCCTTGAGGAAGTCAAAGTAGATCGCCTCCCTGATCTCCGGCCATTCGTCTGCCGTGATGATCTTCTTGAGGATCAACTGCTTCTTGAGGATGTCGTACAGGAGTTCCGAGAACTTGGTCCGGAGCCGGTGGACGAACTTGGCGAACCGGACCTCGTCACGGCTGATCTCGCTCGCACGCCCGAGCATGAACTGCTTGTCCTGCTCAAGGCGACCCGGCGGGACAGACAGGGCACGATAGAGTTTCTTCTGAAAGTACACGATGTCCGTCAACTCGCCGAGGTTCGCACCACCGGTGAGGGTCTGGATTTCGGTTCCTCTTGAACCTTCGCGACGGGGCAACCAGTAGTCCTCAAGCATGGACATGAACTTGCGGTCATCTCGCACCTCTCCCGTGGAAGCGTCGTATACGAGCCGATTGCGGTACTTGCCCATGAGGTCTTTCACATACTGCTCCGCCTTGGTCTTCGGCAGGTTACCGACATCTATGTAAAAGATGCGGCGTTCAGGTGCTCGGCTGATGCGGTAGATGACCACGGCATCCTCAAGCATCCGCAACTGATTCAGGGGCTTGATGGCCTTGTGGAGGAAGCCGACCGTCCGCTTGTAGCGGGTGTCCATCAGACCCGACGAGCAGAACGCGATCGCGTCCTCGCTGATCTTGATGCCCGACGGATTGCCACCCGAACGGGGATTGTCCTTGTTGTACAGGTAGAAGTCCGTGTAGCCGGAGATGACCTTGGTCCCGTTGGGAAGGGTCTCCTTCTTGTACTCACGGATCTTCTGGATGTTCATCGGGTCCACATACCGCAACTCAAGGATGCCCTTTTGTGGGTTGTCCTCGTCAATGATGAGGTGGAAGAATATCTTGCCGTCCACATACCAGCGGCGGAAGATCTCGGAACCCTTGGTCTCAAACTGCATGACCCGTAGCAGGTTCCGGAACTCATCGTGGATGCGTTCCTTCACCGTCTCCGTGGATTTCATGCGATCCATCTGAATCTTGACGGGTGCCTTGTTTTCACCCATGATGATGGACTCGTTGACGATGTCATCAATGGCGACTTCCACGATGGGGTCTTGCGCCATCTCACGGTACTTCATCGTCAGTTCAAAGTCGTTCCGGACCGTGCCGTCCAGATCAACATACTGTCCGTAGAAACCACCCGCCTCAACAGGGATAGCACCGTCATCAAATGTCGGAACGACAAATGATTTCAGGTCTTTCGCCTGCTTCTTCTCCTTCTTACTTCGCTCAAGGCGAAAGCCAAAGAACTCGGCCATTATGTAGATACCTCATGGTTGGGGGTCAGGTGGTCGTGCCATCAATCTCAAAGTACTGATAGGCAATGGTGACATCAAAGGTGGACGGCTCGGACTGTGCCGCCATGTCAAGGGTCACATCACCGAAGGTTGAAGGCCAGCATCCCACCAACTTATAGGTAGTGATGGGATTGCCCTCGCGGGTGAGAGGAGTGACCGTCCAGTCGGTCATGAACTGGTTCATCGCGTTCGGACCGACATTGCTGCGGTTGGTGTTGATGAGGTTCATCCACGACTCAAACGCCTTGCGAAGACCATAAGAGCCGTCGTTGTAGCAAGTGACCGACCAGTCAGCGAAGGAGCGATCTCCCGGATACTTGAACTGGCGACCCATATACATGGCGTTGTTGATGCCGATGGTGGATACCGGCAACTTGGATGCCTTGCAGAGGAACGACACCTGAGCACTAGGGTTTCCTCCTCCCACCGCCGCAGCGACTGCGTTGATGGCACCCGACACAGCCCCACCGAAGAGCGATCCGGCGACGGCAGCGGCTCCCTGAATGGAACTGGTGTTCGCACCGGGGAAGTTCCCCTGAATGAGGAAGAGGTTGTTGCGGGCCAGACCGTTGATGAGGTTGGCTCTGAAAGCGTCAATGCTGAACTGTGACATGTGCTAGGACTCCTTTTACCGTATTTAGAGGGCTTCCTGCATGACGAATCAGGCACCCACCTCGCTGAACGACACGCCGGTCTTGGTGGCGATGAAGTTCAACTGGATGAAGTTGATGCTGCGGGTCGGCTTGATGTAGATGTCCGCAACGAAACGGTTGCTGTCAATGACGGTCGGGGTGTTGTTCTTCTCGTCACAGACAACCTTGTACTCAAAGATGCCCCGACGAGCCTGAATGTCGCGGAGGAACGGATCCACCAGCGAGCGGAACTGTGCCCGAGTGAAGGCATCATTGAACTCAAAGAGGCTGTACTTGGCAGCGGTCGCGATTGCCTTCTCAAGCACGATGAAGAGCCTGCGGACATTGATGCGGTCAAACGCCGAGGGCTTGGTCTGGGCGGTCTTGTCTCCATAGAGGACCGTTCCCTCGCCGGGGAAGGTGACCACGGGGTTGATGTTGTTCTTGTACAACTCGTCCCGTGCCGACTGCCGTGGGTTGTAGGCCAACTTGACCACACCCCGGACCTGACCGCGGTTGAACCCAGCCGGTGACCACCACGGGTCAAAGTTCACATCCGAACGGACGGCAATGCCTGCGATGTCGCCGTTCAGCGGGATCCAGCGATAGGTGTCGTTGTAGATGTCGTACTGATACTTGTAACCGCTATCAATCAAGGTGTACGACGAGGAACCGATGGAGTTGCGGTAGGTCAGGCAGCGGTCCAACTTCTTCTGCTCGGTCTCAAGGGGATCCTTGACGGGGCAGGAGAGGAAGAGGACGCAGTCCTTGCGAGCATCGGCGATGTCCTTGAGGGATGATCCGACCCATTCTGTGTTGGTCGCGGTGCTGATGCTTGCAACCGGCTCCGGTCCACCGATGAGAAGGTTGACATCCACGGTGTCGGAATCTCGGAAAAGGTAGTATCCTTCCTCGCCTTCGGCTGCATCCTGACCGAGGACGATGTCCTTGTAATCGGGAGTGAATCCGGCGGTGAATCCATCGTTGCCGTTCGCCATGATGTAGACACCAACGCCGAAAGAGGTATTCGTGCCGGTGGCAGAAACCGTGGTGAAGGAACTGGTGTTCCATGCCGTAATGCCGCCATTCTGATGGAACTGTGCTCCGGTCGCTCCCGTGAAGATGTCACGGTAAGTGTTGCCGGTGCGTGCCGGAGCGAGGATGTAGGCCGAGTTGGCGTTGATCTTGTCGCGATAGTTCAGGCTGTTGCCCAACGAGTCCGTGAGGTTGTCCACGATGGACAGTCCGGCGAACTTCTCAAGGACGGTGCCCTTTGAACCAGAGAACAAGCCCTTGCGGTCAATCACCACCATGTGGAACTCGTCTCCCGTTCCTCCGAGGTCGGTGACCACGGTGGAGGAGCCGGGATTGGCATCAAACTGGTTGATATAGGTCCAGTTGTTGAAGTTGGTGCCATAAGCGGTCAGTCCGCCCATGGTCGCACCGGCAGGAGCGGTCAACCCGACAAGGGTGCCGGAACCGCAAACCTGAACCTCAAGGCTGTTGCCGAGCGAACCGGGATACTTGGCGACGAAGCCACCGACCGTTGCGGCTGCTTTGCTGTCGTTGTAGTCATCGTTGGGGATGTAGCAATCGGCTGCTGTCTTGCCTGCCGGATTGGCATTCGCCATGTCCCCGACCTTGCAACGGACCACCTGAAGGTTGTTGCCGTAGCCGAGGAAGTTGGCAGCACAGAACCACCACTCGGCGCAGTTATCGTCGGGGGTTCCATAGAGGGAGACGAGGTTGTTCTCCGAGTCAACGAGGACTCGCTTGTTGACCGGACCCCAGTTGAAGACACCCGCGAAGCCTGCACGGGTCGTTGCGACCGCAGGGACAATCGTGGTAAGATCCTTTTCCGTGACATTTACGCCGGGCGAGAGTTGGAATGCCATTGCTCAATCTCCTTGAAGTATGGATAGACGAGTGTATTTATCATTGCCCACTTTCAGAGAATCTCGTCGGCATCGTCCATCCACGACCGGTCCCTTCTTCTGGACCTTTCCGACACTTCCCTCTCCCTA